TACTGGATGAGAAAAGCAGTCACCAGACGATTGTGATCTACGGTGGTAATTGTGCTGCAAGGAGAATGCAGGTCACTTCCACAACCTTTATAGTTTCCACCATATGCTTTATCCAGATACGACAAAAACAGCTTTTCTCCATCTTTTACGATATATGGATTCGGATTTTCCACGATATATTTCCGGATTCCATTCGCGATACGCTTCATAGTCGCGTCCGCCAGAGGCTTTGGCCTATCAAATATGGATCGTCCAAAATCTGACCAGTCTATGTAGTCGCCACAGGCTTTCCACCGTGGCTCTCGATCCTTGAAGTGAGTCGGTGCCGGCCATACAATCTCACGTCCGTCTCTCCGGAAGATTGCGTACCAGCGTTTCCGTGTCGTGGGTGCTCCGTAGTCTGCTGCTATCAGTTCTCTGCACTCAAACATATATCCAAGAGATTTCATTGCCATAATAAATTTTCGATAGTCCTCTCCACGACGTTCCTTAATCGGATGACCATTACTGTCAAGCGGCCCCCACTGTTGTATTTCCTCTACGTTTTCCATCAGGATCACGTCCGGCAGAATTGCTTTAGCGTGTTTGTAAACAGCCCACGGAAGAATTCTCAATCCTTTCTCCCGTGGTTTACCGCCTTTTGCCTTGCTATGGCTTGTACAGTCCGGCGACGCCCACATCAGAGCCACGTGCCGGCCTTTTACATATTTCTTCAAGTCAACCTTAAAAATATCTTCTGTTAGATGCAGCGTGTTCGGATGATTCGTTTTGTGCATCAGGATGGCATCCGGATCGTGATTAATCGCAATATCTACCGGTCTCCCCAGTGCCATCTCGATGCCGACGGAGGCGCCGCCCCCGCCAGCAAAGCAGTCAATAATTAAATCTTTCATTTTTTTATTTTTTATGCTTTTCCTTCCACTTTCTCAGATACTCCATCTGCTCCTGATCCTCCCTCGGATCCTTTTCACGTTCCGGCCGGTTCAGCAACCACGCGGCGCCGCCTACCATAACCGCGCACAGCGCCAAAATTCCAATAATCGTTTCCATTTCCCCTTATCCTTTCTTCAAAATTTCAATCCTTACCCGATCCCATTCTTCCATCAGTTCCGGCGGATAATTATTTCCCTTTTCAACATTCCTTTTCCTTCTGCATATTCCGTTATCTCTTTCTACTCTTCCAACTGTAGCTTCTGTCACTCCGGTTCTGGCCGTGATTGATTTCCAGAATCAAGTTTTCCATTTCTTCCGGTATTTTTTTCATTCTCTTCTCCTCCTTCCCGGCAGTGTTCACACTTCTGTCGCGAGCTTACCAATGTCCCTTTTATTTTGTGCGCTTTTGGGCATCCCGGATTAACATACACTGCGTATGTTCCTACGCTCTGCACGTGCTTGCATTTTTCGTAATCTTCCATTTTTTTCTTCCTCACAGATAATTTTTCCCGAAGATCTCCCGGAAACTTAATCCCGGGAAATGCTCTTCGAATGCTTTTTGTCCTTCCGTCTGCAGATACCAGTTGGCTTCTCCCGCCGGATCCTGATGCACCGCTCTTGCTGATGTCCTGTGACACTCCGGGCAGATGTAGACTTTCAGGCCATATTCTTCTGACAGATGTCGATTCGGGCCGCCAAAGATATGATGTTCCTCTAACACCTGTTTCCAGCTATAATCCCCCCCTCTGGCGCATAGGTAGCAAATCCGGCTCTCCTTGTTCTGCAGCAGGCTCTCTCTGTGCTTCTTTCTCTTCTTTTTCGTCTGCGGTTTCGGAAATAACATTTTTCTCTCTCCTCTCTGTTACCGGAACGGAATTTCATCTTCAACGCCCTCTGGAATATTCATAAATCCATCGTCATCCGTCTCCGGTTCTGTCTTTCTCTTTGGCGGTCTGTACGCGCTCGCTCCCTTGCTCTCTACGAACTCCTGCTCCTCCACAACCACATCCGTCGTGTAGACCTTCTGCCCCTCACGGTTCGTATAGCTTCCGGTTTGGATCCGACCGGTGATGGCGATCTTCGTTCCCTGCCGCAGATATTTCTCTGCAAATTCTGCCTGACGGCCGAAAGCAACGCATCCGATAAAGTCTGCAGTTGCGGAATCACCCTCTCTGCGAAATCTACGGTCAACAGCCAGTGTGTAACGGGCTACCGCCGTAGAATTCTCTCCTGAAGTGTATCTGACATCCGGATCTCTGGTTAATCTTCCCAGTAATATAACTTTATTCATGCTCTTTTCCTCTCTTTCCTACTCGTGTTCCGCGGATCCGGAACGCTCGCTGCGTTCCTGGCTCCGCATCTGTCTCCAGAATTTCTTCGTCAATAAGTTCCTGAATATGTCTTCTCACGGTTGATATGGATATTCCCAACGCGTCAGCAATTTCTTTGTAACTCGGCGGATAAGCATGAACCGTGATGTACTTCGCAATAAACCGGTATACTTCTTCCCGGATCGCCGCCCCTTCTTTTCTGCTATGCATCCGTTCCTCCCTCTTGTTCGAATTCATATCCTCGTTCATCAACCAGCTTCTGCATCCACTGATACAGTTTCTTCTGATCCGCCAAAACATCCGCTGGAAGGTACTTCGAAAGATATACAGACAATCCCCAGGCAGTAAGGGTATCAAAATAATCTTTTCTCGGCATCGCTTTTCCAACCACCTCGATACTCTCTGTACCTGGATAGTCTGCAGGAAGATTCATCTGCCCTGGCAGCTGCTCCTCCTGAATATTTTCTGGTTCTTTTGGATCCACTGAAATCGTCTCTTTCTCTGTATTTACAATGGTTTCCGGCATTTCAGATTGCGCCGGCGCAATTGGCGTTTTCTCAGTTTTCTCCTTCTGCTGTGTTTTGGGATGAACATCTTCCGGCGGCTGCTCCTCCGCTTCCATTTCACCCTCATCAGAATCATTTTTCTGATGGATCGTCTGATCTTCTGATGTTTCCTCCTGTTCGTGTTCTTCTCTGGTTGCTTCCTGCTCCATCGCTGTCTCTTCATGCTTCTTCTCGAAAATTTTCTTCGAAATCTCAAAGAACTCCTCCCAGCTCATCGGCCACGGAGTCTGGCCGAACTGCTTGATCTGAAGATTCTGCTCATACATCACGACAAAGAACATTCCCATTCGAAAGGTTTTTGTTCCGGATGGATTAACAATCTCAACCATTTTTCCAATGTTCCATTCCGCATACGCAGTACTCTGCTCCAGCTTTTTCACTGTCTCTGGATGTATTTCATAAAACTTCTGCACCAGTTTTTCAATTGAGTCCGCCTGCTCCGCATCCGGCTCCGACTTGTTAAACCGTTTCAGCTCCCGAATATCCTCTCTGGATGTTTCGGGGCGGATCATCTGCCGATCACTCTCCGGCAGTTTCAGCATCTCTTCCAACTGGCTTCTTCCCATGTCAGCGTATTCCGGCCGAAGATGTTCAGAATATCCATCAACGGAATATTCTCTGTTGATGCTCATAAACCGGCTGGTGATAGACGGTCCCAGACCATACTCGGCCTGAGCAAATTCTGCTATGCTTTTATACCCATCCTGTTCGTAGAGCTTCTGATCGTCAATCTGTCTCAAAGCGTATCCGATCCGGACAAAACTCTGCTTCACCCCCAGCAGCTCCTGTTTCAATTTCTGCTTCATCTGTACCCAGTCATCCAGGGTCAACTGCACATATTCCATATTTTCCTCCTTACGCTATGGCTGCCGGCTGTACACGGATCCGCACCTTCTGCTGATCCTGCTGTACACTCCGTTTAAATTTATTCAAAATCCTGTTGACCGCTTTAATGTCTGGCTTGCGGTCAAATTCCGAATAATATTGCAGGATCTCATTATCAGCCATATCAATTTCTATCGTGTAATATGGCTGTTTCAGGTCTTCCTTTTTCCGAAGAAACAGGATCCAGCTCTTACCTTCTGCCATTTTTTTCATGTAATGATCATCTCTGCCTACACAGTGATGAAGTTTCCGGCCTTCCGTCATCAGCTCTTTACATGCTCCGGCAGGAATAATCATGTACTTTTTATCCTCCCAGAAATATTTTTTCACGTCCGGCAAACGCTTTTGGATCTGCTGATCCAGATCTGCATACTTTTTCAGTCGTTCTGAATCTTCCTCTTTGTTTCCTAACTCAACCAGATAATCGTGACGGGCTTTTAAATCTTTCGGGAGTCTTACGATATCATCTGTCGTATCGTACCCCGCCTCTTTCGCCATTCGAAGATAATCTTGCCAGGTTGTTGTCAACTGCTTTGGCGCTATTTTTTGCTTTCGCATATAATTAACCATTCTGTTCACGCTTCTCAGTTCCACAAGGATTTCCTCACATTCATTTGGTCCGATATCCATTTTCGTTAAATATTCCAGTGACTCCTGAGAAATTTTAATCTCTTTTTCTTCTTCATACTGCAACCACTCCAGAGTACACAGGCCGCCATCCAACTGCTTCATTCTACTAACTCTGTTTCCATCCAGCTGCAGCGCATCCCGCAAATTGTTCGCGGTTGTGCATATCACTTTATCCGGCTCTCTCCACCATCCATACACATTCACAACTTCCGCTGCCATTCTGTTCAATCCCGCCTTTATCAGGTATTCCAGGTATGGCCGCTGATGGAATGTGGTGATAAATTTGTTTACATTGACCTTTTTTCCACTTCTGGCCAGAAGCTCCATTCCGCTCTGCTCCAGCCTTCCACACGGCAAAACCTCCTGCAGATTGCCTGGATACAAGTACGACAGCACAAATCTTTTATTTCCCGGATTCGTATCCCAGAAGCTTTGTGTCAGTTCATCTGCTTCCGTGCTTAAGCCGTACCAGACTTTCCCCCAGCACTTACCGTTTGGGATAATCGCCCTGAGCTGTTCAAACAGTTGAATTTCTTTTGTTCCGCTTTCCCATTTGCATACCGCTTTGAACTGCCGTTCTACCCAGTTTTTTCCATATGGCTGGAGCAAAACGACTGGTTCTGTTTTAACTCTTTTCTTCTGTCTGCTGTTTGCCGTTACCGGCCGCCCGCACTTAGGGCAAATTGTCTTCTGACCGTGTTTCCAGCCCTGTTTTTTCCAGCTGCTGCATCCACAGGCAGTACAGCTGTATGTAGTCCGTTTTCCCGTTTTCTTGAAGAAAAGAATATTTTCTGGAAAGATCGTCTGCTCCACCCACGCTTCGACCTCATCTGGCACGCATGGCATATCCGCCATTTGCTGAGCAATTCGTTCGACTTTTCGTTCTATTGCTTTCTTATACTTTTTTTCATTCAGATCATTTTCATAAGATTCTATACTCCATGCTCCTAAGAATTCTTCTACTCTTTCTTCATCTTCTCCTGATGTCCATTTCACACTGGGCAGAAAATAGTAATAATCATTTTTCAGCGGCTCTAACCCTTCACATAGTCTGATTGCATTTTTTAATCTGCAGGTATACCACTTTCCATTAACCCAGACATTATGATTTTCTGCATCGGCGAAATATCTGCCTTTCAGTTTTTCTTCGTAAAACAGGCTGATTTCTACTGCTTTTTCTCCATCCACTTCCAAGATCTGGCTGACCGCGGTCACTTCATCCTTAGCCATATTCTGAGGAGCTTTGCACGGCGTGCATTTCAGCAATTTTGTTCGTTTCATCCTTTCGCCCCTCCCATGTAATAATCAGTGATAATCTTCTTTGCCGTCGCCATGCCTGGCTCACCATGATCTACTCTGCCTGTTATTCCGGCCGCTTTTAATATTTTCTTGTCAACTGTTTTTCGATTTTTATATGACCATTTCAGCAAGGCACCAATGCAGCCGCATAAGCTCTTCCCCTTTTTGCGCACCTGGTATGCCATTACTTCATTGTTCATACACTGTGCTTTGACGTATTCTGTCCAATCAGCCAGAAGTTCTTCTGGTTTTAATTCTTCGGCCTCGACCTCGATCTTGCCAAGTGCTGCTGTCGTTGCATCACACAGCGCCGGCAGATCACCACTGCAGAACATTTCCACGAAATCCTCTGGAATCCCATTTTCCGCAGCCATCTCCTTCAAACTTCCGATATCTCCTTCATTGAACAAATTTTCTGCCAGTTCATTGATTTCCTGGAAGGAATTCATTTCTCCAAATTTCTCAAACATCCTGTTTCCCTCTTTCCATTTTCTCCATCTCGCTCTGCAGCCAGGCACTGTACGCGTGCCGTCCCGGAGCGATCGTGATTGTATGTATTTTGATTAAATTTGCCAGCTGCTCCCAGCCACTCCGGTATTTGATCGACTCCCCTTTTGCATTGGTGAATCCATTCTGCTCCCACGCAGAGAGCTGACGCAGTAGCATCTGCAAAACCCACTCATCCGCTGCATGAATCGTGATCCGGCTCGGCTTTTGATACCGGCGAAGTGCTTTGATCAGAACCTGCAGCGTAATTCCATGCATTGTGCCAGTCATCTCACCCAGTTGGTATACTGTTCTCCCTCCCGGAGCTTCCAGCACATAACCCCACTTACGCTTTTTTTCCTGCGGTGCGCTTATGCTTGTCTCGACGTAAACGTCGGTCGCCATCATAGTCTGTTCGCCTCCTCTCCAGACGGATCATCGTATACTGTCTGTATTTGTATCCGGTTACCGGGTTATATCCCTCATAAATCTTTGCTATGTAATACCCTTTGCGGGGCTTTGCCTCCTCCTGCCAGCGGACAAGTTTCTGAATTTTCGGCTCCGGCAGCGGCATATTCCTTGATGTGTTATAGCTCGTTTCTTTTAACCGCGGCTTCGCAGCGTCCCCGTTCGATTTATGTTCGATCCGGTGTTCGCTCTTGGTCAGATAACTGGCGAGCTGGTAGAAATCTTCGCTGTAAAACTGACTGTTTTTGATTTCACACGACCAGACACCGCCTTTTCCCCATACCTGCTGTAAAATACTGGCTGTATCCCCAATCTCGTTAAGAACAATGTGGATATGCCAGGCTCCCTTGGTTCCCCGTTCAATATTCCGGATCCAGAACACTTCATATCCCCGTTTCTGATATTCCTTCCGCACTTTTCGGATTGCCTTTTGAAAATCTTTCAATGCCTCATTCATATTGGGTGGCCTCTTGTCCTGCCGGTATGTCAGCGTTGCAAGACAGTCGCCCTCATGGAAGTACGTCATCATCCGCAGCTGGCATCTCCGGATCTTCTCTCTCTCGTTTGCCTGCCGCATCTGCTCCTCTGTCGGCTTTTTCTTTTTCTCCCGCCGCTGTCCCGGCGCTCCATATCGGCCATCGTGGAACTCTCTTATCTCGAGAATGTCTCCCCCACGAAGCCTGTATTCTTCCCGCTTTGTTCCCATCTGTCTGTCCTATCTTTAATATCTTTATCGAGTCCGAAAAGGGCTTGTCTCTGCCCTTTTATATCCCGATTTTTTGTTAAAAATACAGGCGGGTTTCCCCTCCCGGTTTGACATTTTTACAGCCGGGTGGTATATTTATCTTGTCGAAATAAGTATGCCATCCGGCTACGGGCTCCTGCTTTTGGGCAGGAGCTATTTTTTATGTTTTTCTTCGTCCTGATCCTCATACCGACCCAGCTTGTTGACCAGATCGCCATACGCAAAAATAGAATTCATCTGAGCCTCAAGCCGGAATGTTCCGGCGCGATCCATCCAGATACGGTATGTTCCATCTGGATTCTTTACCGTCAATCTCTCTTTTTTCATTCTACGTTTCCTTATCCTTTCAGTGATCCGTTCCGGATCCACGCCGCAAACACTGCGTCCCGGCGCTCTTCTTCCCGCTCTTCCTGCTCCTCTCGGCATTCTTCAATATAATCGCCGATCTTCTTACCAGCGAGCGCCAGAAGGAACATTCCAGCTCCCAGGGCGGCGCGGCCCCACAGATCCGAATCCACGCCGCCGATGTAGATCCATGTACCAACCGCGCCGATTGCCAACGCAGCTCTATCTGATGCTTTCATTCCTTACTCCTTTCATACCCCATCGACTCCACCGCGGCTTCCATCCGCTGGCGAACGATCTCTTTTGCTTTCTCTTCTCCGAGTTCCTCTGCTGTATACTGCTGTCCTCCGATCGTGATCCGAGTAACAACCATGATTTCTTTCATAAGGCATCACCTCTTCCTTATCTCCTTATCGTATGCAACCAGGTTCCGTAATGATTTTCTATTGATTCGTAACCATTTTTGAGCTATTATGTAGTTGCAAATTGTTTTTGTATTCGTCCCATGGGAACTGGTCCTTCCTGTGGGACTTTTTCTTTTTCATTGACTTTTCACTGCTCCACTCCTATTCTGGTTATACAGGGCACTGCCATGCCCGAGTATTTCAGAAAGGAGACTTACTATGCTGAAAATTTTTGCTTGCCTTGCTGGTAACTGGGTCTGCTTAACTGATGATCCAAACTGCACCATCGGTGAATATGGACAATCTCCGAGTATTTGGTGGGAAGAAAATGCTCCAATTTATGCCCCTGCCAAACGTCCGGAAGGTAAACCTGATAGCTTTTACCTGCTTGATTATGTGCATATTCACTACCAAGGCAATGACTGGCGGATTAATCCAATTTACATCCAAATCGTGAAAGGATAAGTCTCGTTGTTTCTCCGGAAGAGATCTGCATATTTTTTTCCAGCTCTCTTCTGGAGAAATCAAACTGCATATCAATCCCAGTTCTCAGCTTTACCCACTGCGGATACGTGATCCCGTCCAGAGCTTCGATGTACTCACTCAATTTTTTTTGGCTCATACTGCCTCCTTATTCTTCAAATACTTATTCAGGAAATACTGCTGACCTTTTCCGGTTACCTTTGTCGTTTTGGTCATCCGTACGCTGCCGTCTGGATTGGAAATTACGGTTTCTTTGATCTGGAACAGGCCATCCGCTACATATCGATGCTTCGGCATGTTCCGGCTTGAACCGGTCTTCATTAGGTAACCTTCGTTGCGAAGCTGTTCGAACAATCTTTTCTGTCCGGTATCTACGCCGTTCTGGCGCAGGAGCTTCGCGAGGTCGCCGATCAGGATGGAACTGGTGCTTGCGCTCACCGCGTCCGCGAAGATTTCCTTCGGCTTCATGCGCTCGTTCTCCTCAATCAGTTTCTTGTTATCTTCTTTCAGAGTGTCGATGGTTCTGTCTGCGAGCTTCAGCGCCCTTGCCATCACCTGCTCCGGAGTGTTCCAGGCCTTCTCCAAGTCGATGAAGTACTGACGATACAGTTTACCTTTCTCGGATCGCTGGATCATGCAGATCTGTTTTGCCATATCTACGGAAATCTGGTAGTCCATAATATCTCTTTTGACCTCTCGATTTCCCTCTAATCGAACCTTCTCATTTTTGAGTAAGTTGAAATCAACCCCATTTTCAAATCCATATTCCGCCATTCTCGAGAACCAATCATTGAATCTCGTATTGATTTCCAATGCTTCATGTAAATCTCTTGCTGATACGGTCGGCTGTTCTGCCTCGTAGTTAATTTTTAACAACTCGTTCATCTAATTCCTTCTTTCTATCTTTATTTTTGATTTTGTGTTATACTTCTTTCAAAATATTTTGAAAAGGAGAATTGCCATGAATAGTGATGTAACCATTATCCAATCTCGCTTTCACTACACCGAAAAAGCATATGTGCCAAACACTTCGAACATCGTAGTTATCATTGACGAGCTGATCAAATTGATGGAACCGTATTTTCACAAACAAGCCCCTACATTCCGACTTATAAATGATATTCGCTTTGAACACCCAGAAACCGCTTCTACTTACGATAAAATTCATATCTGCTGTATGGACACTTCTTGGTCTCAAATAGCCTATCAATTTTCCCATGAATTCTGTCACCTTTTAATTGGAAATCCAGTTCCACAAAAGATGCGATGGTTTGAAGAAAGCATTTGCGAACTTTCCTCTTTGTTTTTCATGGAACAGCTGGCCATTGTTTGGGCGAAAAGTGGAATCCTCGGTCATCCCGAATACGCGGGATCTTTTATCTCCTACTGCGATAATCGCATGAATTCCGTATCTAACCTTCAAAATCTTTTGGATGTCTCCGATCCATCTTCTAATATTTGGGTTCATGCTGTTTCCGAATGCTATGACAGAAATTTCAATTTGCAAATTGCCAAATTACTTCTACCAATTTTTCGCAAATACCCTGCATTATGGGAAACTGTTCCCCTTTTAAGCAGGTTACCAGAAGATGAACGCTCACTTACTCGGTATTTAAGTTATTGGAGCATCCTTTCTGGAGAATCATTCCGGCAGCCTTTTGTAGAACTCGCTGAAACTCTTCATTGTTCCATATAAGACCAATTTACCCACTGATTCTCACGCCATAACCAAAACTCAGCCGCGCCACCGTTGTAATAGATATAAACTTTATATCCTGTTACCTCTGGTGGCTCTGGTTTCCCGCCAAGCAAGATCTCTTCTCTTTTCGCCATGAACTGATGCATAGCAAAAGAAATTGTTTTTTCAAGCTGTGCATAGTCAACGCCCATAGCTCCCGGTGCTCCCTTAGGGCATCCGTAATTCTTGAACGTGTTCATGTAACTCACCTTCTTTCTTTTTTCTGTCATCCTGTTTCTGAGGTTTTACTCATTTTTGAGTAAAAGTCTTTTCCGCTTTCAAAACCATATTCTGTCATACGTGAAAACCAATCATTAAATCTCGTATTGATTGCTAAGCCGCTGTGCAGATCTCTCGCCGACACGGTTGGTTGTTCCATGTCGTAATTAATAGGAATCAACATTTTCTCAATTTAATTTACCTTCCTTTTTAATTTTATACGGTTGAGCTTTTCTCAACTATGTGAGTAAAAAAATAAGCATGAATATCCGACTCTGGGATGTCGAGTACAGAAATCGCATGTTCCATTTCTTCCTGACCCCAGTCGACCACATTATTAAGCTTATTGCTCACAGACACTTCAGAAATTCCCAACCGCTTTGAAAATTCTGCTTGAGTGCCAAATTTTTCTTTTATTCTTCCTCTTAATTTTCTGTAATCATAAGAGTGTGGCATTCGTTTTCCTCCTCCTTTCCGGTTGAGTTTTTTCTCAACTGCATTTAGGATAGCACCGCGCCGCTCGTATGTCAATACATTTTTTAAGTTTTTCTCAATTTTTATAGAAATATATTGATATTTTCTAAACCTTGCTTTATAATTCGTTTTAAAGAACTCTTTAAGAAATGGAGGGATACATTTTGAAAAAAGCAGAAATAAAAGATCGCATTAAAATTGCTCTTGAATTACGCGAATTAACACAATCGGAGCTGGCGGAAAAGGCACATATTGAGAAAGGACAACTCAGTTCCTATTTATCAGGAAAGTACAAGCCACGTCAGAATAATATCGACGCTCTTTCCATCGCTCTCGATGTAAACGAAGCTTGGCTGATGGGTTTCGATGCTCCAATGGAACGGCAAGGTTCTGTTGTCTCTTCTAAGCTCTATTGCAATACCGAAAAGGAAAAATCTTTGATCCAGTCATATCGAAAACTGAATTCATCGAATCAAGACAAAGGGCTTTCTTATATAGAAAATCTTCTGACTACGCAGCGTATGGAAGACGAAGTATTCCTGAATGCGGCTCATGACCTTGGTGCTACTCCAGAGCAGAAAAAGCATGCTGACGATATTATGATGGATCCTAAAGAGTGGAAGTGATTATTTGACTTACGAAGAATTACTAACGGAATCAGATTCCATGAATTTGATTGTAAAAGAAAAAGATATTCCAGGCTACGGCGGACGTATTTGCAATAATCGAATTGCTATTCATAAAGGGCTATCAAGCCAATCTGAAAAGGCCTGCGTTCTAGCTGAGGAACTTGGACATTATCATACAACGTATGGAAATATCCTTGATGAAAGCGACATTTCCAATAGGAAGCAGGAACTTCGGGCAAGGGCTTGGGGATATGATAAACAGATTGGCCTACTTGGTTTAATTAAAGCATACGAACACGGATGCAAAAATCGGTATGAGATCTCCGAATATCTTGATGTGACAGAGAAATATCTGAATGAATGTCTGGTTTACTACCAGAGTAAATATGGAATGTGCAAATCTATTGATAATTATGTTATATATTTCATACCGAATTTGATTGTTTTTAAAAAATTATAAAATTGAGGTGATAATATGGGATTTTTCGATCTTTTTAAAATACTATAAATGAGCAAATTTGAAAAAATGCACAAAACTACGCCACGACCTTTACAAAGGAGTCAAAATCAATGCATTCCCTCGCACATTGATAGAGGGTGAGATATTTTTCCATCTGGATTATGTCACTGATCTTGCGATACCCTGTTTCAAAAGGACAGACTTTGCCAGTTCCAACAACACACATATAGTGTGCAAATGACATAATCAACCAGTATCTTCGGATTCCCTGTGCAGAACGGATTTGATAGCTGTCCAGCGCCAGTTTATCCTTACATTGGCGGAAAAACACCTCAATTGGCCACCTGCATACGTAATTGTCCAGGATTTCATTTGTGGATAAAGACACATCCATGCAAAGGAAGGCCCTTAGTGCTTTCGGTTTTCCAAATGCTTTTTCGGGATAGCTGAAAAGAACAATTGCGTTTTCTATACCGTTGAGATTGCCTTCATATCGGTACACATAATAGTTTCTGCCTTTAACTGTCACAAGGTCAAAGTTTTTATGTGTCACGGATAATTCGGCAGCCAATTCGCTGAGCTTCTTTTTCATTCCTGACGGGTACAGCAAACGATTTGTTTTCAAAGCACCAATGGTATGAAATCCTTGTACGGCAAAGGTGTTGATTATTTTTTCAGAAACGTACCAACAGTCACAAAGAAAATAGGATTGTACCGGAGGAGCTGGCAGTTCCTTTGCGATATCCTGAACAATGTCGATTTTAGAAATTGCCTTGTTATACAGCACAAAGGCATAATTCAAAACAATGCCGTTACAGGAAAGCATAACTGAAACTGCCTGATGCCCATAGTCCTGTTTGCCTTTCAAATGAGATTGATGAAAATACGCATCTTCAATCGGATGCAGAGCCCGTGACGAAGGCTTTGTCTTTGAAGCTATCGTATCGTCAACAATACAGAAAACAGGTTTTCCGGTGCGGGCTGCTTCTGAATAAATAATCTCAATGACAGACCGTTTTAATGTATCTGAAAGCAACGATTCATCCCACTTTCCAGAGTTGAGGAAATGGGCAATTGTAGTTCTGTGGCAGGAACTGTTTTTAGCAAAATCCGTAGTTTTTCCATGGTATCCAGAAAGAAAGATGCTAATCAGGATACTCATAAGATGATTGATCATTCGATTAGAATACGATTTGCATAAATCTAATTTTTTAAACTGGTTGTATATGAATGCTGAATGATGTATAGTATTTGCAGGAGACACCTTCTTTCGTGAATGCTGTAAATGTTGGTTTGGTCACTTTCATTATACAACACAATCGAATTCAAGGTGTCTTTCTTTTATGCAAAATCACGAACTTGCTCATTTATAGTAAAATAAAAAAAGCTCTATCCCCTGAACGACTTGATAATAAATCTATTTTCCCGGAGCAAATAAATTTTTCTCAGTCAGCAAAAGCCAGTGATAACTATTGTCAAAAAATTTATGATCTATATTACAAGGATTATCCAGAAATGCCTTTTATTTCCAAAGACCGTGAGCTTAATACTAATTGGTTTGAACAGGCCAAAACGTTTTCTCAGCAATCCCTTGTCTCTAAATCAATGATGAAACGCTACTCCGATGGTTTGTTGCCTGGACATATTTATATGCTATATTGGTTAAAAAAATACAGTAATAAAAAAACACCTGCATATTTTGAATATGAATATGGAATTGACTTCGTAGCAGAAAAAACATTTTTAAAAAGAAATGGCTATCTTGACGAATTAGATAAGCCAACCCCGAAAGGGAATTTAGCAATACAACGTCACTCATCCGTTATCGAAGAAAGACATCCTTCACCAAGGTATTCTGGAGTTCCTGATGCTTCTTCTCCTGTTATACTGCCTGTCGGCAGAAATATACCGAGTAGCTTAAACCATGGAATTATAACAGTTCCTTCGTCTGATAAAGTCCTAATTGAAAAAGAATTTAAACAACTAAATAAGCTCATTTCATTTGCTCTTAAACAAGCTCATTTGAGCAATCGTCTATCCATAGATACGAATAAATTTCTGTATTCTACAGATTTTACTTTTTATGAAGCATGTCCTTACACGCAAACGGGTAAATTGTCTAAATATCCTTTGTCCCTCCATTACGCATATGCTTCTCATAAAGATCTCAATCCTCCGCAAGATTATTTCGGGGAAATTCATTATATGCAAAACGGAAGCATCGGCAAAGCTCGTTTAATTTTTTGGCAAAAAAAACATGGTTTCATGATACATCTAGCTAAATCAGGTGGAAAATTATCTGTAAAAAAAGTAGAAAAAATCACAGATGCTAAGTGGGAAACCATATATAAACTTTAATTAATCCGTAATTTTTTGAATTGTTAAACGTATATACATGGGATATTGTATCCCGCACAAAATACATTTCAAAAAGGAGAATGTCTATGAAAAAGAAAATTGTAACCCTTATGCTGGCCACGGTGCTTACTGCTTCTGCGCTGACCGCGTGCGGATCATCAAGTGATTCATCTGCTTCTTTCTCTGCCAGCGCCTCTTCTGCATCCGTTGAATTCTCAGACTCTTCTACCGAAACCACAAGCAGTTCTGTTATTGCTGACGTTTCGGCTATTTCGGATTCTACCGCTACAGAAAATATCTCTGAAGAATCTGTTTCAGCAAGTAGTGAATCTTCCGAAAATTCCGTTGCATTCACGCCGATCGGCGATAGTCTTGCAATCGATTTCGACTTAAACGGTCCATTAGAGTTCCCTGACGACGCAACTGGAAAGTGGCGCAAAGTTACTTTTGCCGAGGGCGAAGTAGAGTTTCAATATTACACTTTATGCTATTACGATACATATTTCGAGTCTGACGACGAAGTTCATGTCTTATACAATTTCTCGAATAAAACCGTAAACTGCATAAATTGCTTTGGCAGTTTCCTTGACCTTCGTGTGCTTGACTATGTAGATAAAGAAGAGCATAGCGCAAAGGCTGCTTGCGGCGGTACTTTGCTTGCGGAGTATCACATTGACATTGCCACAGGTGTTGTAGAACAGATTCAGTAAACTAAAAAACCGCCCCGGTGCGCCAACACCAGGACAGCTCAGTAACATTCCGAAGAATGATACCAGTTCGACAAAACATATTGTATCATCTTCGGAAACGTCAGACAAGCAGAACGTTTGTTTTGGCGTTTTTTCTTATATTCAAAATTGAAAACTTAAAGAAGGTGATATTATGTCAGCACTTAAAAATGGTGCTCTCTACATCCGCGTCAGCACCGCGGATCAGACCGAACTCTCTCCGGATGCGCAGCAGCGTCTACTCCTGGACTACGCGAAGAAGAACGGGATTGTCATCGCAAAAGAGTTCATCTTCGAGGAATCCGTCTCCGGCCGGCATGCGGACCGGCGGCCGAAGTTTCAGGAGATGATCGCGCTTGCCAAACAGGAGTCCCACCCGATCGACGTGATCCTGGTCTGGAAATACAGCCGGTTTGCCCGTAATCAGGAAGAATCCATCGTCTACAAATCACTGCTGAAAAAGAGCAATGTAGATGTGATCAGTATCTCAGAGCCACTGATCGACGGTCCGTTCGGTACGCTGATCGAGCGTATTATCGAATGGATGGACGAATACTATTCTATCCGTCTCTCTGGCGAGGTTCTGCGCGGCATGAAGGAAAAGGCTCTGCAGCACGGCTACCAGACAACGCCATGTCTTGGATACCAGGCGGCAGGCGGCGGCAAACCGTTTGTGATCGATGAAGCGGAATACCAGATTGTCAAATACATCATGGATCAGTACGACTTCGAACATCTTGACCCGACAGCAATTGCCCGCAGATGCAATGACCTCGGATACCGCACCAGACGCGGAAATCTCATGGAGCGCCGCTCGATCGAACGTGTACTGCGTAATCCTTTCTACGCTGGTACTGTGATCTGGAATGGCATCTCCTTCGACGGTACCCACGAGACGCGGCTGGATCCCGCACGCTATCAGGATCGCATCAAACGCATGGATGCCCGCAGACGCTCTCCTAAGAGCCGCAACCCATCAACCTGCCGCCACTGGCTCTCCGGTCTCTTAAAGTGTCCAATTTGCGGCGCTACGATGACGGTAACAGCCGGAAACACATCTTGTCCGTACTTTCAATGCTGGAAATACGCAAAAGGTTTCCATAAAGGCTCCAATTCAATCACCGTTGCCAAGGCTGAGCGAACCGTCTACCGCTACTTCGATGATATCCTCGCCGGTGCGGACTTCTCTTTCACCGTCCGTGACCGGAAGCAGGAGCAGGAAGACGATGAAACCATCCAGCGGCTGCAACAGGCCCTGGAGCATCTGGCTGCCCGCGAAGCTCGCGTGAAGATGGCTTATGAAAATGGGATTGATACGCTGGAAGAATACGGTGCCAACAAAAAAAGGCTCGCCGAAGAACGGCAGAGCCTGCAGGAAGAACTGGACCGCGTGCTTACGCCCGCCGCCCTGCCGGAAACAATCTCGAAAGAAGATTTCCGGAAAGAGATAAAAAACATCAATGATATTCTGAAAAATCCAGAGGAACCAGCCGAGAAAAAAGGACTTCTGCTCCGCTCCATCGTGGATCGTATCGTCTATGAAAAAGCTTCTGGGACCATGTATTTCGACTTTTTCGTTTCCTGATTCTTCCTTCCAAAAATCCCGCAAAGCCGCATAAACACTGGATTTTCTGGCTTATCATCTGGTACGGAACTCCGGGCCACCGGAATGCAATACCAGATGATATGTTGTAACTGTAAAAATTTCGATGATACAATATGTTTTCCCGGGTAATTTGCCCGGGAATTTTTATTGCTTTTCTTCTATATACATGTTATTATAACACATGGTCAGAACATCCAAAATGACCAGAAAAAAGAATTATTCTTTACGCCGCGTAGTTGCGGCGTTTCTTTTTGCCCCGGGGTCTCCCGGGGCTTTTTAATTGCTGATCACTGCCGATTGCACCATTCCTGCAGAGCGCGTACCATCGCGGACGGGTAGCTGATCACACCGTCAACCGTCGTGCCGAGCTTGCGCTGCATCGCGCGGATGGTCTGCGGTCCGAGGTAGCCGTCTGCGGTCACTCCTGCCCATCTCTGCATTGCCTTGATCAGATCGGAGCCGCCGGACAGCTTTCCAGACCATTCGGCCGCCGCGATGCCAGCACAGTATTTTTTGTTGCTCGTCGGCTGATCGCTGATCACGCCGTCTACTCCAGTCTTAAAAATCTCCTGCAAGCGTTTGGTCAGCTCATGACCCCATACGCCATCGACTGCGATCGTTTTTGCGGCCGGATTCTGAGCGGCTGCTGTACCGCCGTACGTACAGTACTTTTTATGGCAGTTGATCCAGCCCGCGCCGGAACGCAGTTTACCCCAGCTTCCGTTCTGGATTTTTGTGATAGTGTAACTGCCATGATCCGTGATCATTCCAACGATACGGCTGTCTGCATCCGGTTTCTCCCGGATATTCAGATCAGTATTGACTCGATAGATTCCTGGCTTGTAGGTTTTCTCTCCGGATACATTGCCGCTTCCGGAAGAATCGGAGTTTCCGTTACGAATCAACTTTTTGAATCTCGTCCAATCGCCTCTTGCATTAATCTGCGATGGGCAGTTTTTGCTGCAGATATCAAGATGCCGATAGACTCTTGATGCTGGAATACCTGTTTCTTTCATAAGATATTTCACCAGCTCCACGGTATGCTGAAACGCCTTTTCGTAATTGTATCCGCCCTGCACACACATTTCTACGCCGATACTGTTTCGATTCCCGTAAGTTCCGAACAGATTTCCGTTTCCGTAGTTAATGCCTACATGCCAGCATCCGAGGTTGTGCGGCGCGGCCTGATATGCAGTGTCGCTGTCATCCACGTAATAATGAGCCGACATGCCAGAAAAATTCCCGTCATGCTGTGCTCTGGCATGAGCGCGGGCATTGGCAGTTGGCTCAAAATTGTCGGTGTTATGTACAACAATACACTGTGGGTTGTTGTACGGATAGGTGTTCTGGCTGCTGATGTATGATCTATCAATCTTCATTGTCTCTCCTTCTGCCAGGCGGTTTGCGCCGGCGCAAAAGGACGGTTGTCACCCGCCCTCACTCTGTTTTCTGTGCCTGTTTGATGATCTGATTTACATAGTTGCTCAGACCCGCCACAAGGATTCCCTGTGTCACTGCCGTAAATACGGCCATCGCCGCCTGCTGACCGGTGCACACCTCACTGGTAGCCAGCACCCAGATAGCACACAGTACAATGCTCACGCCGCCGAGAATCAGAGGAATATACTTGTCCTTTACAGCCTGTGCCTGTTTCAGGCCCATGCCCAGGAAGTACAGGACAATAGCTACAATGATCAGTTCCGGTTTTACATAATTCATAATCTGTTTCATATCAATCACCTTTCTTTTTTAAGTGTAATTCATCAATTTCCTGCTTCATCTTTGTGACCATACCGTTTCCACCAAGCGCGTGATAGGCTTCGTACATTTCGCAAAAATTCTGGTACGCATAGGATGGAATATCTCCAAGCTGTGTGTACTTGCTGTGGTACTCAATCAGCTGGACTCTGAGTAGTAACATAGTTCCCTTACTGTTCGCGTCTCGATCCCTTTTCTGATTTTTTAAGAGCCAGACGATGTAGCCCAGCAGCACTGGAAGTGCTATCGTATATGTCTGCATTAATATTTCATTCACTGCTCTGTCTCTCTTTCCCACTATTGAACGCAGAAGAAGGACCGTTTCCGGCCCTACTCAGTTTTTTCCTTTTCTTCCAGCTCTGCAGTGTACTTATCATACTCGTCCCAGATGTCATTCTCAAATTTATCAACAATATCATCAATTGCTGCTTTATCTGTTCTGTACTTTCTTCCATTGTTGATATACCGGTTGATAATCGGTACATCCGGATGTTTGGCATCCATGTTCGCATCCATAGACACAACGGTCTCGCCGTCTACTGTGATGATTCCTGAATAATGGATATCCTTTGTGTAAGTTGCTTTTACTTCTGACATAATGTATGTCCTCCTTTAAATTAATTTATATTTCCAGAGAGATTATCTCTCATAGTTTTAAGTTCGTTTTTGAGACCTACAACCTCCAATTCGAGTTTGGATCTTCTTTCTTTTTCGAGCTGTAGCTCATGCGTTATTACCGCAATCAAATTGGTATATACCATACTATAAGTATCAATATAGCCATCCTCAGTGTTCTTCCTGTCGTGGTGTACCAGATCCAGCTCGTCTTCTCGGATTCCGAGTTCTCGCATGGCTTCTACGACATCCTGTGCGACGAATCCATAACAAATGCGCCCATCACCGTCAATCATCCGATACTGAACTGGTTTTAAGCGATCGAACAGTTCTGAATGAATATCCGTCTTATTGATCTTGCTCTCACCGAGTGGAAATATGTTGGTTTTGGCGCGGCGATCGGATGTGACCTGTGGGGAGTTTTTAACGATCAAACGCTCCCATACTCTTCCACTATCTCCGAGCATAATCTTTTCGGAGTACGCCTTGGTCGGTGCGAACGCTCCAGTATACACTCCTCCAGACCAGCCACAGCCATAAAATTCGACCTCTGCCTGATAACCTTTCTTCTTTGATTCAAGAATAATACTACCGTTACCCATGTCGAAGTTTGCTCGGTTGTTGGCATCGGAGTAAGTATTTACAACAAAAGAATCGTCAACTGCTCCCGCTATACAGCTACCTGTTGAACTTGATGTCTCCAATACAGATTCGTGGACACCTTTAATATCTACATATTCGCTCTGGATTGACAGAGCCGCATTGCCGGATTTTGTTTCAACCAAAATCTTACCGACACCGCCACATAACTCAATAACCGCATCTTTTGCGTTCTTTCCAAGCTGGATCAACTTATCACCATAATATGCGAGTGTCGTTCCTGCCTGGTTAAGAATCTCAAATGCTGATGCTGAAATCCTAGTCCGATAACCAGACCAAGATCCGCTGGTTTTATTACCAACTTCCAATCCGATCCCATCAGTAAAATGCATAAAGTTGGTGGCTGTTTTTGCTGCTTGTAAAGGATTCGCATTAATTGAACCAGATGGTAAAGAAGCTAATTTGGTTGATGTCCACGTCACTGTATATGGACCAGAACCTTTAGTATAGTTAAATACTCTCAGATGCCCATACGATTCATTTAATCTTGTTATAAGTCCCCACGTTGAAGTAGTCTTTTTATAAATCCATAACGACCATCCGCCTGAAGATCTTAGGAAATCCAATCCAGGATCTGAGTTATTTGCAGAGATAAAACTAAACTGGACATCTGTTGTCTCAAAACCTCTGCCACCAAGTTTAAATGTTGTTGGCTGATTTGCATACGAACCTGTGATCTTTATTGTAGCAAATTCGACATAAAGATTTGACTCACCGTTTCCATTTACCGTATGCACTACCTGATTTGCATCCTTACCTGCAGCGCCCTGTGGACCTTGAGGACCTGTTGCGCCGGTTGCACCTTTATCTCCCTGAGGACCTTTATCGCCTTTTACACCTTGAGGACCTTGTGGTCCCTGAGGACCAGTGGCTCCCTTATTGCCATAAACGCCAATAACCCTTTTAGCCGTATCATTTGTGGTGTTATTTGTATATGTAATGGTTTCATAATTCCACAAATACTTATTTGTTTCAGTCATCGTTGGCACAGTCGTTGACCATGTCGTAGGAGCCGATGAATTCGAGGTTGAAACAGCATAATGCTCCGTTATGCTCTTGATACCATTTCCAGTTGGACCAGTTCCTCCAGTAGCACCTTTATCACCTTTTGCTCCAGTATCACCATACGAACCGATAATGCACGGTGCTGTTGTGCTTGCTATTGTGCCGTCGGTATACTTCACAACTTCGTAATTCCAGAGATACTTTTTGCTTGCCGAAACAGACTGCACAGAAGTTGTCCAGCCGCTTGTAGATGCTGTTACTCCGCTGGCCGAGGGAGTAGCGAGATAGTAGTTTGTAATGGAACCAATACTTTTGCCATTTGCCCCATTGCTGCCATTTGTACCGTTAGTTCCCATTCTACCAACACTGTAGAGAGTAGACGCGGTGCTATCTGTGTATGTGATAACTGTTCTTGTCCATAAATACTGTCCAGCAGATGCAGACGGTACCGAACTCGACCATGTGCCGGTCGGAACTGTTGTTCCGGATGACGATACTTGATAAGTTATGGCTGTTGACTTGACACCCTTGCCAGCATCACCTTTGTCACCCTTATCTCCTTTATCACCTTTCAGATCAGATTCAGCTGGTGCCCATTTCGTGGCGATAGATCCTTCCTCGATCTTAAAATCACGAATATACAATATTTCACCGACAGCAAATGTCGCATAGAATGTGAATGATGAATATGCGGCATCTATGTATTTCCAAGTCATGAAATATTTCTGCCAAGATGTTGTCAAATCAATTCTCTTTATACCACCACACTCATGTCCGACTGGCACAGATGTTTTATTGGCACTACATTTTGCCCAAAAGCTCCATGTATATGTTTTTCCAACCTTATCCGAAGTTTTACGGAATACTGGATAATGAGGCCCTGATCCAGCAGTAGTACATTTAACCTCAATATGATAACCGCATAAAGCATCCGGATCTAAAACAACCGTAGTTGTACCGACAAAACCACCTGCGGCACTCCATTGACCATTTAAATTATATGAATTTGGTATAAGATTCCAGTTGAAACTATCACCATGCTCGCCAGTAACACATACAGCTGTTGTCGTTGAAGTCGTGTTGTCAGTATAGGTAATCACCGATCTCGTCCAAATATATTTACTGTTCTCCCATCCAGGATAAGTCGTGCTCCACGATCCGCCGGACATGGCTGTTGCTGACGTTGATTTGTAATACTGTTCTACAATAGATTTAACGCCTTTACCGGTTGCACCAGTCCCTCCAGTATCTCCTTTATCACCTTTGGCTCCGGTTGCTCCCTGTGCTCCTGCAATGCAGACTCCATTTTGATTTGGTGAATATGTTCTGTTACCAGCTCCATCCGTTGTTACCGTACGGCTCCACATATACTTTCCATTAACCCATGTCGGCGCTGTCGTCGACCATGATCCACCGGACAATGAAGTTGCCGAAGTTGAGAGATAATACTCCACGTCAACCAAAGACACATAATCCTCAGGTGCCGGTGTCCAGTCAGTTGCAATGTTACCTTTTTCTACTTTAGGTGATGAAAGGTATAATATATCACCAGATTTTATGGTACCACCGTAATAAAAGGTTATTGCAATATTTGATGTCCCAGAAACAACATCTTTACTAACTTTTCCTGTAATTACGTACTGTTGCCATCCTGTTGAAAGTTTTGGTCTATAGCTATAACTCTCAGATTCAAGAAATTCAACATTTATTACACCAGTATCTTTGGCTGTGCTACATTTTTGCCATACAGTAACCGTTACTATATCACCCTTTTTGATTCCTCTGTTTAAAAAGTTATATCCAGAAAAATATAAGCCGCCATTGGTGGGAACTGTGGACCACTTTATTGCCATAACACTTTTTCCAGGAACAATATTATCTGATGAAAATGTTATAGAATATGTGCCTGCATTATAAGCACCAACAGAGACTTTCGATAAATTACCAGAATTGGAGAATAGATTTCTTCCGCCGACGACAATTCCTTCCGGTGTACTACCAACGTTGTAAGCAGTTGAAGTTGTATTATCCGTATAGGTGATGATCGTACGAGTCCAGAAATATGGTTTGTCCGCACTTGTCGCCGGAGGAGTTGCTGACCATACTCCAGTAGGGATCGTAGTTCCAGACGAACTTGCCTGATATGTTACTGCAGTAGATTTAACGCCTTTTCCACTTGCACCAGTATCGCCCTTATCTCCCTTACTGCCGGTAGCTCCTGTTGCACCCCTCGGGATAATTGTATGGCTTATACATAAACCTTTCAGATCTCCAGATGCAGTATTACTCCGATAATAAGCAACATGAGCATTTTTTGTGTCCGTTGCAGTTCCAACGATTGCAAACATATCACCAATCCGGCAACCATTACGGATACCAGATGTGCTGGACCAAGTTTCTTCGCGATTAATCGTTCCATATCTTGTCCACTGAGACTCGGTGAAGGCATCTCTAACCACATTTGCCACAAGACTATATCCCTGTGAACCAGTAGCCCCTGTAGCACCTTTGTTACCATATACACCGATAACTCGTTTTGTTGTGTCTACAGTTGTCCCATTTGTATAAGTAATTGTCTCGTAGTTCCAGAGATATTTATTGCTCTCTGTCATTTTCGGAACCGTAGACGACCATGAGGTAGGAACAGTCGAATTGGATGTGGAGACTGCGTAGTGCTCAGTAATGCTTTTAATGCCATTTCCGGTTGATCCGGTATCACCTTTATCCCCTTTACTTCCCTGATCACCGTATGATCCAATGATGCACGGCGCAGTCGTGCTCGCTACGGTTCCGTCGGTATATTTAACGACTTCATAGTTCCAGAGATACTTCTTTGCCGCCGAAACCGACTGGACGGTTGTTGTCCACCCGCTTGTCGCCGTTGTAACTCCGCTGGAAGATGCCGTTGCCAGGTAATAATTGACTACTGATCCAATACTCTTTCCATTGGTGCCATTTGCACCATTGGTTCCCATACAGCCGACACTATATATCGTGGATGTTGTGTTGTCAGTGTAAGTGATGATTGTACGTGTCCACAGATACTGCCCCGCGGATGCAGATGGCACAGACCCAGACCATGTGCCAGTTGGAACTGTTGTTCCGGAAGTTGAAACCTGGTATGCAACAGATGTCGATTTAACCCCCTTACCCGTATCACCCTTATCACCTTTGGCTCCAGCCTCGCCTTTGATTTTCGCCCACTTATACGTTCCGACACTTGTAGGATCATCTTTTGCATAGTCCACGCATGTTCCGATATAAGCGCCAATATCCTCACCACTGTTCCCGGTGAATGTCTTCCCACCGTCATTACTATATTTGATGTGCAGATAACTGGTTTTCCCGTCTGCTCCATTGGTACCTGAAATTCCCTGTTTTCCCTGTGGCCCCTGCGAACCTTCCAGCTGCTGCCAGCTGTACTTCTTCGGATCATCCGAATCCGTCTGTGTAAAATCCACATACGTTCCAATGTATTTTGACGGTGTCTCTGTCATCTGAGACGCAGAGGTCGGATTCGAAACCGCAGAATATTTGATGTGAAAATACGTCGTTTTTCCATCTTTTCCGTCAGCGCCTTTGGGTCCCTGAATTCCCTGGTCACCTTTTTCACCCTGCAGGCCGCGCAAGCCCTGCGGACCCTGTTCTCCCTTAATTTTAGCCCATATATACGAGCCAACTGTCGTCGGATCCGTCTGATTAAAATCGGTACATGTTCCAACATAATCTCCCGGTGTCTCACCACTGTTCGCTGTAAAAGTTTTACCCCCATCATTGGAATACTTGATATGAAGATAGGTAGTTTTTCCGTTCGATCCATCTTTCCCAGGAAGGCCCTGCGTACCTTTTTCGCCCTGTAACCCCTGAAGCCTATACCATGTATATTTTCCAGGATCGTTTGAATCCATTTCCGTAAAATCCACGTAGGTACCAATATAAGTGTTGGGAACCTCTGTCATCTGGCTTGCAGACGTCGGATTCGAAACTGCAGAATACTTAATATGAAAATATGTTGTAGCTCCGTTCTGTCCATCTTTTCCAGCAATACCTCGCTCCCCCTGTGGTCCCTGGATTCCCTGCAGTCCCTGCGTGCCCTGCGGTCCTTGAATCTTTGTCCACTTGTATTTAGATGGGTCGGTAGAATCTGCCTTTGTATAGTCCGTATACACACCGATGTACGTCTTACCGGTTGATTCAGTAATAGAAAAGCCTGTCTTTCCATCCGCACTCGTTGCATAAGCGATATGAAAATACGGTGTTTTTCCATCTGCTCCCGGCTTTCCTTGGATTCCCTGCGTACCATCGGCACCTTTAATCTTACTCCAAGCATATTTCGTTGGGTCTGTGCTGTCCGCTACGACCTCATCTACATACATTCCGACATAATCACGATCCGAATCAGAAACGGAGAAACTGACCTTTCCATCAGAGCTATTTGCATAAGCAATATGCGTATACGTGGATTTGCCACTTTCGCCCTTTGGTCCCTGGATTCCCTGATCACCCTTATCGCCCTGCAGGCCGCGCAGTCCTTGCTCGCCCGGATCTCCCTTATCTCCTTTCGGCCCCTGAAATTTGCTCCAACGATACTTCGCCGGATTGGTGCTGTCAGCCTTGGTAAAATCCACGTATTGGCCTATATACGTTTTATCGACGGCGTTGGTTGTCGAAAAGCCTGTCTTTCCATCCGCGCTTGTTGCATAAGCGATATGCAGATAACTGGTTTCACCATTCGCACCGTTTTCTCCAGGGGTTCCATCGGCGCCGTCCTCTCCGTCATCGCCCTGAAATTTTCTCCAGGTGTACTTGGTCGGATCTGTACTGTCCTCCAATATATAGTCCACATAGGTACCGATATATTTTCCTGTATCCTTCTGCAACTGATTTGCTGTCGGGTTCGGAACATCAGCATATCTCACATGGAAGAAACTAGTCAGACCATTCTTTCCGGGTTCTCCCGCAATTCCCTGCTCTCCAACAACCTTTACCCAGGTATAGATGCTCGGGTCTGTAAGTACCGGCTGTTTTGTCGTCTGATTGTATGCGATACCCATGTATGTCTTTCCAGTTGATTTGAGCGATATTCCGCTGCCCGTTTCCGTATCAGCAAACACAACCCAAGTGTAAAACGTCCGGTTCTTTGCCAGTTTTTCAAATTGTGAAGCCAGACTTTCCATCTTTTCCGAAATTCCACTTGATTTGAGTTTATATTCGCCCAGCGTTGCTGTGTATTCATCATTACAAATGGAAGATTCCAATTTCATGATTCTCGCAGACAAATACAGTTCTCCGGTATCGTCTACAATATTCACCGTATCGCCGATTTTAATCCCATCCGGCAGATACGCCAGCTCTACTTCATAGGAAACAGCCGCATCGTAGATCTTTTTCAGTTTGGAAACGGCACGATTGCACAGTTCCGACTGGCTTAAAGTGTCATAGGTATAAGTCTGAATGATATGCCCAGTTCCATTCCCTTTCTCGGAAAGATACCGGCTCCATTTTGCCACCGCGCTCCGGGAATAAATCGTGCTGCCGGACAGATAAATATCACCGTCATCATACTTATACCCCTTCAGATTGATCGGCGTTTCACTCTCTTCCGGATATCCGCCGGTAACCGATAATGCCGTAGCCAGATCTTCCACCGAATTTTTTACAATGATATTTTTCACTTCCCGGTTGATCCGAAGTTCTCGCCCCTGATCCACGCCGCGCTTCTTATGCAGGTTGATGTACTTATGCTTGATTTCCAATCGATCAATCTCGAAACTGTAGGACACTTCCGCATCAAACTGCGTGGCAATGCTCAACATACGCTCGGAAGCAGTTGTCTCGCCCTCCCAGGACAATTTCCGGTTATAATTGCTGACTTCATTGATTCCGACTTCAAAACCAGAATCATCGCTGAATTTTTCAACATAATAACTTGCCGGATATGCCTTATCTGCCTTGTACTCACCAACTGTTTCGTTCAGAAGATCCATACCGGCATCTTCGGCATAGATTTCCACTTCCTGCTTGAAAAGATTCTCCTCACTGGTGATAATCGTATAAAACTCCTGCTCATCGCCATTCTTCCGAAGAATATAGTTGCCAACTGAACTATACTGTGTAGCATCCTTCCGTGTATCATCTGTATAATTCAGCGTAAATTCCAGTGTTGCAACACCAGCTTCTACTTCTTCTGTCTTCTGATCATCCGTAATATACAGTCCTTCAGGCAGTTCTGTGCTTGCATGCCCAAGGATGTTCATATGCCGGTCCGCAAAATATAAAATCACAGATACACCTCCCTGTATTTCATCGTGTATATCGGCTGCGTTGCCCAATCCGAAGCAATGCATTGGATCTGGTTGGTTCCCGGCCGCAGGCAGAAGTTCTCCCAATCATTTCCGAGCGCCCCAAGATCCTGCCTTGGAAGTCCCTGCAACGTTACCTCGCCATTCCTGCAGTCAGCCGTCAGCACCTGATTTGCTGCAAATTTATTCGGAATGTCACGCCATTTCTCTACGTTGTCAATCCGAATGGATATGCCGCGGAAATAATTACGTGTAACATACTGCTTGCTCATATTCCGATTGCCCCACTGGCCGATAAACAGCTTAACGCTGCATACTTTCACATCTTTCAGTTCCGGAACCGTAAATTCAGGATAGCTGCCCCACCAATAGAAGCGAATCTTCTCTCCATGCTTCTGCATATCGCTATGCCCGCGAGTCTGATTATATGGATTGTTTTCATCTCGATACGACGGTTCAAATTTATAACTTTTTACCGCCCGCGGACTGTTACCGCCAACCCACATCACCATATGGGCTGTATTTCCGCTCTTATCGTTCTTGTAGATCTCCTGACAGCAGATCATCTTTCCATTGGCATCGCAGAAAGCAATTGCCTGGCAGCCTGTCTGCCCCATAAGGCCGGTTTCAAACCAACTGTTTACATAGCAGTACAGATTCGCCGCACCCTTTGTGCCGCTGGAATCCACGATATCAATGGACTTCATGGCACCATTCCAGCCGCTCGTATGCGACGTTTTGGAATATCCGCTGTCTGCCAGAAGCAATGCCTTTGTTCCACCGGAAATTCCCACTGTGCTGAGTGTTCCTGCCGTCTTTCCAGTGCTGTGCAGGAAGTCGCTGCCTGTGTCATCTTTCCACTTTGCATCCTGTGGCCAGCTTAGGCAGTTTGTATAATTGGTAACGAGTTCGCTTTTTTTGTATGTTTCTCCATCTGTTTCGTCCGCATCGCCAAACTGCAGAATCTTTTTGACATCGTTGACAAATCCAACCAGTCCGTTATCACTCTGCATCACCGCCTGGAAAGAAGGGTATGCACGGTATGTGCCGTTATACGACACCACAAACGTTTTCCCGTCATCCGCTGTCGGACTTACGGTATATTCTTCCACCGAATACTTAAATGGATCAGCGCAGTAAAATTCCAGTTCTGCTGTGATCATATTCTTTCCCGCAGGAACCTCGCTGGTTCCCTGCTTCGTTCCGATATAATACTTGTCCGGTTCATCCGCAAAAATAAGAGTTGCCTGTTCTGCATCCAGAAGTGCATTCAGCTTGTTATACGCGCTACGAAAAGCCGCGTTATCATCAGCTACCAGCTGATAGCCAACTACAATAGTTCTCGGCTGGTAGCGTTTGCGCCGATACTTCGTTCCATCAGACACGCCCGTTTCCAGATCTGTAATCTCTGTTCCTAAAACTTCCCGGCCAGACACATACAGTGTCCGGTAACCGGGAATCACATTTTCCAAATAATTTCCATTAAACATGAGAGCCTCCGAAGGCAGGTTCTGCCCTGGGTATCGCTCTGTTGTATCTACAAAGTTATACATTAGTTCTCCTGCCTTTCTTTCGGTTCTCCCTTGTCTCCTGTTTCTCAATTTCTTCTCGTGTATACGTTGCGGTTGCTTTTCCGATCTCTCTTCCGTCCAGATTAACCGGTACGTAGATGGTATACTTTCCGCTGTTGCTGTACTGGTAACTGTCGTTCAGATCTTCATAGCCTGTTCTAAGGCTCATCCCGATTTCCGGCACAGGTGCAAGCTCTGGAATTTGTATCAGTTCCATAGTTGCCTGTTTTGCTTCCTGGACATGATCCATGATACCATTGACCCAGCCAATGCCGAAGTAATTGCCGAGTTTATCCGTCACTCGCGACGGGCTGTGAATCTGTGCTTTCGCGCGGATTGCCGCCTCTGCGGCCGCCGCAAGCTGTGCTGCCACTGCTCTTACATGCCCAACCTGACTTGCCATACCGTTCGCAAGACCCATGCCGATGTAAGCGCCGTAAGAATAAGTGTTTATATTGCTCAAAGGCGCCTTTGCCGCATTTGCAAGTGCGCGTGATGCACTCGTTACAGTACTGTTTTTTGACCGGATTCCGTTTGCCATACTGTTTCCAACGCTCTGTCCACTGCGAAGTGCCGCCGGTTCTGTCGTTTTCAGAGCGGCATTCACTGCTTTTGAAACATTTTTAGCGCTGGAGACTGCTTTCGTTCCGCCACTCGAAATTGTGCTTGAAAAATTGCTCATTGATGTGGACGCAATATTGTTCAATGGTTTCAACCCAATATCCATGCTCTCTGTAACTGCTGTTCCTGCGCTCGTGCCCGCTGAGGTCAAAGCTCCGCTGCCTCTATTGATGCCGGATGTAATCGCGTTGATTGCTGTGTCGCCTATACTGCTGGCGGACGCAGCAACGCTTCCGATTCCAGACTGAATTCCGGCCGCCGTACTGCTTGCCGCAGTATTCCCGAGTGCATTCGCCGCGCTGGATACCTGCGAGCTTCCGTCATTAATTCCAGATGCTGCACCAGACGTTACACTCTTGCCGCCTTTTTCTCCTCCGGCGCACCAATCGCTGATATCGCCAAAGAACTTTCCAATCTTTCCGCCAAACTTGGAAAGCCCGCCAAAGATTCCTTCTCCGATGGCCAGTACAACCTGCTTTCCGACTTCCAGCCAGTCTGTCGCCATAATTGTGTCAATCATAGCAGACAGCACCTGCGGCAATGCCTCCAAAAGCTGTGGAATAGCGCCTATAATACCATGTGCCAATGTTCCGATAATCTGAGCTGCGGTCATCAGAATTGTAGGCAGATTCTGCAAAATCCCCTGTGCAAAAGAACTCAGCGATTGAATTGCAGCGTCGATCAGTGACGGTAAATTCTCAGTAATTCCCTGTGCCAACGCCAGCAAAAGTTGCATACCCGTCATAATGAGCTGCGGTAATGCCGAAGCAATTCCAGTAACGAGTGTCGTTACCATGCTGACTGCCGACGGAATCAGTTCCGGAAGAGCGCTGATCAAGCCAGATACCAAAGATTGAACCAGCGTTACGCCGCCCGTAATCAATGCTGGCAGATTGGCAGTAATCGTATCCAGTAATTCAGAGACCAAATGTCCACCCTGCTGAATGAGATCCGGCAGTCTGCTGGCAATTCCATTGACTAGATTCGTGATAAACTGAGGACCCTGCGTTTGTGCCAACTGCAAAATGCTGTCAATCTGCGTCCCAAAAGTCTGATAGAGAAGCCCAAGTCCGGCAAGTACAGTGGCAATTAAAGCTGCTGGCATCAAAGCCTTCATTGCAAGACCCATGATCTGGGTCAGACCGCTGAACATCTTCGAGCCAACACCAAGAATCAGGTTTCCGACCGTCTGCACTGTTGATGTGACGGTTTGCACAACTTTTCCGCCCAGTACGCCGATTTTTTGTATGCCATTAGCACCATCTAAAGTGGCGGCATCCAGAATATCTTTAAACGGATTTTTTATTTTTCCAACGGCAGACTGTAATATTCCACCAAGTTTCGAATTGCCGAATGCATTTCCGAGACTTTTCCCTGCATTTTTTGCCCATTGAGGTGTCTCTTTTAGAGTTTTGTTTATACCTCCAACGCCTGAAGACACTAACTTCCATGTATTACTCTGGAAGAAATCGCTTGCTTTGGTGACAACACCCAGAGTTCCAAGGACTGCTCCAAGAGACTTTACTTTCTCCCCGGTTCCATCCAGAATACCTCCAATTTCTTTCAATCCGCCTTCCAGACCACCATCTTTAAACGCAGATCCAAGATTTTGAATCCACTGGATTGCTTTTTCAATGTACTTTACATCGGATAACTTTTGGTTAAGATTATTTACCACGGAAGTAGCATTTTCCACAAAACCTTTAAGGCTTTCACTTGCCTGTTCGAAAGCTGTAATTCCAAGTCCTTCCATTCCAGACTTAAGTTTATCAACAGCTCCCTGCAAGTTATCAATTTTGATTCCAGCCATTTTCTCGGCAGAACCAGCTGCATTATTGATCGCATCGGAAAGCTTATTGAAGTCTTCATCGCTTGCATTTGCAATTGCCAGAAGTCCAGACATTGCCTCCTGACCGCCAAGCATAGCCGCATAGGATGCCTTTTCGTCCTCTGTCATCCCTTGCATGCCTTTTCGCATGTCTTTCATGACCTCTCCAAAAGACTTCATATTTCCATTGGTATCAGTAAGGCTAAGACCCAATGCAGACATTGCCATGCTGGATTCTTCCGTTGGCTTTGCCATACGCGTAATAGTAGAGCGGAGGGCCGTACCGGCGGCGCTTCCTTTGATGGAACTATTCGCCATAAGGCCAGTGGCAAGAGAAATGTCCTGAATCGAGTAGCCCATTGCGCCAGCTACGGAACCGACATATTTAAAGGTTTCACCCATCAAATCGACATTCGTATTTGCATTTGCAGAAGCAGCTGCCAATACATCAGCAAATTCTCCACTGTCTTTAGCCTGTTTTCCAAATGCTGTCAAGGCATCCGTCACAATATCCGACGTTCTTGCCAGATCACTGCCAGATGCTGCGGCCAGATTCATGATTCCGTCAATACCAGAAAGCATGTCCGAAGTTTTCCATCCGGCCATTGCCATATACTCCATTGCATTAGCCGCTTCTGTAGCTGTATATTTCGTGCTTGCGCCCATTTCTTTAGCTTTTTTAGACAAACTCTCAAAATTTGTTCCTGTAGCTCCAGAAATGGCCGCCACGGAAGACATCGCATTTTCAAAGCTCATACCTGCGCTTACTGCACTTGTTGTCACACTTTTAAGTGCGCTCCCGACAGCTGTAACTGCCTTACCTCCAATCGCCGCCATTGCGCCGAATCCAAGTCCGCTGGATATGGTACTGCGCAACCGCTCTGCTGTATCACTGCACGACTTCATCGTTGAAGAGAAATTACTGTCTACTGCTGATAGAACTGCTTTTACGCTATAAGATTCTGCCGTTTTCACCATCTCCCTTCTGAATCAACTTTGAAATTCCAGCAAAGCGAGGATCTGTCCTTTTTGTTCTTTTCTTTTTCAGATTTTCAAGTTCCCGTTCATAGTCGAAGAATTTTTGAAACTTTTTAAAGACAGGAACTGTCTTTTTGCCAGTTTTCCGCTCTGCGCGTACAGCAAAATCAAGATATGCCTGCCTGTGTGCTTCAAAGTTCCGATCGAACATTTTCAGCTCCAATGCCTCTATCATGACGTTATACTGAGCTACTGTCAGCTGATCCACCTGATCAAATGATGTAAAATCAAAATACCGAAAACAGTTCACGGCAACGTCATGATAAATTTTCTCAAAGTCTACTGTTTCTTCTTTTCCTTGGCTTTTTTCTGAAATTCTTCCAGTGTCTTTTTCAGAGTCTCCTGACGTTCCTTTTCCTCTGCCACTGCCTTCTCGATTTCCACCACGGTCTTCTTCGTAGCATTGGCTGTCTTTAAGAAACCCAGCGTATCCTCGAAAAGCTTATCAATATCCGTTTCTGGGTCATCAATATACCCGTCCAGCTGGTCTCTTGTCGCTCTCGGATTCTGCCCATTGTTTGCCGCGTCCAGCAAATCTACGAGGGCTTCCATATCACCGTCTATAACGCTGCTGATCATATATCGCAGCCCAATCCCTTTGCTGACGTCTTTCACATTATCAACTGGCATCTGGATTCTCTTATTCACATCGCGAAGGAAACCCATGCCGAAATTAAACTGATACACCTGTCCATTGATTGTAAGTTCCATATCGTTTTTCTCCTTTACTATCAAAAAGAGGACGATTTCTCGCCCTCAGCATTTTTACGCTCCTGTTTTTGTCGTATCTGTAAATACGTAAGCTGCTATTTCCTGCTGCGCGGTCGTTACGGTTACATCACCTTTCTGACCGGTTCCATTGACACCAAAGGTAAGAGACACCTCCACCATATCTTCGGCGTTCGAAGTCTTTTCCAGCTCCGTTACGTAACCCTGGAAATATTTTCCCTTGAATTTATTGCTTCCGCTGGATGCTGGTTCATCCAGATTTGCTTCCCAGATCTCGACCAGTTCATCATTGATCATGGCATCTTCAAGAGAGTCGATCAGTGTGTCGCCCTTGGCAAGAATACTGGTTGCCGTAATCTCAACCTCGGCTGCTCCCGGGGTACGGATCGTGCCATCCTTTGTCTCTGTGGTATCGGCATCTTTGCTTGTCGTTCTGCCGTTCTCTGTCGTAAACGCTAATGCTGTAGCTGCATTTTTAGCCGCATCTTTTTTAAGGCGGTACAGATAAACGATCTTGTTACCGCGTACCGCATCTGCAAATAACTGCAAATTCATTGTATTTCTCATGCTGTTCTCCTAACTGAATAAAAAAGTCACTTCTACGATTCCGTGAAGAAGTGGCTGGTTGGTAGTTGTGTCCGGCAATATTCTCTGGTTCAAATCCTGCACCGACCAGGAGAAATTTCCGGTATGTTCTAAGTGCCTGCAAATCTGCTTGATCTGCAGGAGCATCTGTGATACTGTGCCGCGCTGCCGCGGATTGTCGTGCCAGACGTGGATTGTCTGGCTTACAATGCCGAACACGGCTGTTTTGTTGGCCCTGTCGGTCAAATTGCTGTCTGCCAGATAGATGAACGGATATGGCGTGCCTTCCGGCGGTAAAAACGTGTCATACACACTGACTGGATACTGTTTTTTCAATTCCAGAAGCAATGCACTGAATAATTCCTGCTGTGGATCCATCGTGTCACCTCGTAAGCTTTTTCAGATCAGATTTGAATTTCTCTTTCTGTGCTGTATAGGAAGGGCGCATATACGGCTGTGCGTTCATATATCGGGTTCCATACTCCACGTATGCCGCATACTCTGCTGTAGGCTCCACTTCTGCTGTAAGACCGCCATCTCGGATCTCAAGGCCGATACTCCGCTTCAATGTACCAGTATCCACTGGCACTTTCCTCTGTGCCGCCTCCTGCAGAGCTGCGCCATTGCTTTTCACAATCCGCTTAACATCGCTCATCTGCACATTTTTCTTCAGCTTAACCTGAAGTTTTTCCATTCCTTCCAGCTTGATTTTCGGCATCAGACCACCTCCGATAAAATAAAAGTCTGTTTCACACGCAATTTCCGCGTATAGTCCACTTTGTAGGTCGTGTTTCCAATCCGGATTTTATCAAACGGCTTCTGATAATGATTCTGGAGCTGTACAGTCACGCTGCCCTGACGGATTCCACCGTATACAATCTGCATGATTTCCGCCCTCGTATCCATCACAGATGCCATTTTCCGTATCTCTGTGACCTGATCGGCGTCGTAGTTTCCCGTTTTAGGATCGTATTCGCCCGGCAGAACGCGTTGGAAGAAAATTGGTGTATCGTATCTCACAGAAATTTCACCTTCCCCTTCCTTGCCTCCCGCTGGCTGTCCAGATAGGACTGAATATCATCCATATATCCGGCAAAATCGTTTTCAGACCAGGAAAGGCTCTCACCCTCAACACTGTGAGAGGAGAGCCCTTCCGAACCGATCCGGTTGAACCGAATGACCGAAACATCCAGTATAATGTATTCCATCTCTTCCGGCGGCTCCAGACCGCCAAGAAGAAATTTCAACCGCTGTTTCGTGGCATTCAGAATCAGCTGTAGCTGCTGTTCTGTCTTTTTATCTGTGTCTTCCAGTCCAAGAAGCAGTTTCAGATCTTCGAGCATCGACTGCCTCCTACTTCTCTGGTTCTTCTACCAGTTCGATTACCGGGGTTCCACGCAGGTTTTTGTCTGATGCAAGCTCTTCCAGACGTTCTTTCGATACCTTGATTCCCTTGCGTGGGAAAACATCGCCCTCTCGGTACTCATGGTCATCGTCATGAAGATCCGTAAAGTATTCAATTACCCTGTACATAAGCCCCTCCTTCTCAGCTCTTCACAGCTACAGTTACATCGCCGGAACGGACTGCCTTGTAGTTCTGATCGCACTCAACCAGTGTAATGTGATGAGTTTCCGTAGATGCGATTTCGGACTCTCCATCCCATTTGCTCCAGTTTTTCACGTCATCGCCGTATTTCACGGTAGTCGCGGATGCCGCATCTTTGTACTTCCAGCAGTTTTTCATAGACATCAGCTGCTCTTTTACGGAGATCTTTGTTTTTCCTGTTTCAGATCCTTCTGCCGCCGTTACGGTCAGTTTTCCAAGAGTCTGTGTATCCGCGCCACCAACGGAGATGTAGGCGATGGCATCCAGGTACTCACAGAATAAGCGCAGACCCATAATAGCGTACAGATCCGAAATTGCTCTCTCGTAAGTACCCTGTGCATGGAAACCGATAAAATGAGTAGTCGGGTCCGTTGTATAGCTGAGGCCAGCTTTTACGAACTCAGAGTCGCCCGGATCGATGTAATATCCGATGATGTTGTTGAGTGGAGTAGCAATGACGACGTTTTCCGGGATTTCAGAGCTTACGAAGACAACATCAGCGCCAAGGAATTTCTTCATGTACTCAAAGCCGAACGCTGTCTGCAGGGAGATATCCGCGGCACCGATATATTTATACACATCCAGTGTATTTACCCATACTGCTACGCCGGTAGCCGTTCTTCTCATCTTTTTGAACTTATCTTTAACCTTTCCGATTGCCATAGCAACCGCCATCTGCCAAGTGCTTTCATGGCCAGTCAGAGAACCTGCTTTCAGCTGTGCGTACAGCTTATCCATGACAACGTTCTGCAGATCGGTTTTGAACTCTTCGTCGGTATCCTGTACTGCGGCATCATATCCCTTTTCCGCGATTGCCTCCAGGGTTACTCCCTTACGATACTTGCTGATTTTAATAGTATCAAACGGAATTTCTTCCACAGCGTACTGGGAGTACGGGATCTCTTCGCCCTCTGCGACCTCACCGGACTGCAGGTTTCCTGTCACCTTTTTTGTCTTTAAAACGGTGTTGTTATCTTTCTTGATCATTCGGATAATGCCCAGGACGTCAAGCAGCGCCTGAATGTTTTTGCCGAAAGATGTTACGAAATCAATCTCGCGGGCTTTTACCCGGATCTGTGCCTGACCTGTCATGTTATCCGGTGCCGCAAATACCTGCAGCCCTAATTTTCCAATTCTATGCATGCTGTTTTCCTCCTACTGAAATAATGCAATATTTTCCGCAATCAGCCGCTGCCGTTCAATTGGGTTGCTGACTGCAAGAATCTGTTCTTTTGTCACAGCGCCTTTTCCGCCGGATCCGCCCTTTGGGGCATTTCCTTTCAGGGCATCTTTTACGGCAGCCTGTACTGCATCCTTGTACATCTTTGTGAAAGCTTCGACTGCCGTCTTGGTATCCTCAGCGCTTTCCGATACCAGATGTGCCAGAAGTTCATCCGGGATGTTGATTTCTTCATCTGCCAGCATCTTTCTGGCCGTCTTTGACATTTCCGAGAGCGAATTCTGCCGTTTCAGATCTGCCAGTTCCTTTTCCAACTTCCGGGTTTTATACTCCGCTTTCTCTTCCTTTGTCATCTTCGCCAGCTTTTCCGCCTCTGAAAGCTTATCATCAGTCAGTGCCTGCCACTTTTCCTGCGCTTTGGTCACTGCTGTATTTACCGCTTTCTGCACTCTGCGGTCGAACTCCGCGCGATTCTCTGCCTGCCCCAGAAAATCATCAAACGACATCTCATTGCCGCCATCTCCAGAACCTGCTCCAGCTCCGCCATCGTCTCCGTCTCCGGCTCCATTGTCGTTTCCTTCGCCTTCTGCAAATAACTGCAGGTTGATCATTGGAGATCTCCAACGATTGTTTTTATACTTCATGTTCGGTCCTTTCTGCCCCGTCCCGTTCTGTAATAGCCCCGTGCCGTTGCTCCAGAATCATAGTTTAACGACATTTCGGTCACATCGGTTACACGATCCGGACATACTCCGGAAATTCATCGGCCATCAGACAGATGCCGACAAAAAAGGAATCCACCAGAGTTCTTGCTTTCTCCGATAGATTCCCATACTGTATATCAACCCATCCGGGCGATACTTTGTATTCTATTTCATCCCTTGTCAGATCCTCAATCGAGCGGATCAGCGTCCGCACAAGGCTGGAAACACCCGCACAGACGATGTCCTGCCCGTGCGGTGCATATTTTGCGTGACCCGAAACCTTGATTGCATTCTCACGAACGGATACTTCAATCACTTTCTGATCCTCTCTTTCTTAAAAAATGGGCACAAAAATACCACCGGCCTCCCGGCTGGTGGCAACTAAGAAATAATCGCACCAAGTAACGTAGACAAAATCACATTGAATGTTTCGGCGCAATATTCTTTTGCTTTCTGCATGCGGCTGTTTTCTTCCAGAAACTGTACGCCCTCGAACGTAATGTCAAATGGTCTGTCTGTTTGGAGCATTGGCGCGTCTTTTGTTTTGTCAACGACCACAAATCCTGTAATATATCCCTTCCTTACAAGTGTTACAATGATCTTGCACCAATAGCTTTGCGGAATATCAAACAATTTTGAATTCCACGCGAACTGTTCGAGTTCCGGTTCTACGCCGAGTTTCATGCATTCGTACAGATATCTCAGTATTTTATACATGATTACTTCCATGTCATTCTTTGCCATTATCGTTTTTACTCCTTAAACAGTTTTATACGAACGGAACCATCTCTTTTACGTCTTTCAACGTCCTTTTTGCCTTTTCAAGCAACGAATTTTCGAATAGATATGAAATACCTTTCGGCGTGATAATGGTATCAGGCAGGTCGCCTAAAAGGACGCCATCTTTCGTATGATTGACGGCAATACCTTTTACATATTCTTCCGTAAGCAGGCTTAAAATGATATACTGCCAGTAATTTTCAGGAATATTATAGGCTGATGCCATAAGGTAACATGCTTCTGGCTTTTCGCCTTTCTTCAAGCACTCATACAGATATTTGAGCACCTGATATACAATCACGAAATAATCATTCTGGGCCATTTGCATCTTCTCCTTATTGTTGGTTTCTAATTTTGATACAAATATCCATTTTTATACAAATAATCAATTTCTTCAACCGTTAATATTTTAAAAGGATCTTCCCATGAATCATCTTCGGTATCAAAATCTGGAAATTTATATTCTCTTGGTTCAAATCCCAACTTTTTACATATTGCATCATATTTTTCATCTTTCACTTTACAGCACCTCCATTATCACGCCCGCATCCTCAAACATCTTTTCTACCTCATAATTATATCCTTCAATTTCTAATTTATCAAGCGCTGTATTCGCAATAACTGGGTTGAATTTTACTTTATCTACAAAGTACTTGTATATCTTGCCATCATGACAGACAACTAATCCAAACTGATACCCCCTGTTTATGCAAACCATTAGATCTGCCAAACTCGGCACACTGCTTCCCGGATGATTATGTATTGCAACAATCGTTCCATGATCCGCATCTTTCAACATCTTCTGCATGGCTTTATTCGGTTTGGCTTTGCTTTCTGCGTTGTAATTTTCATTCACAATGCTCTTGCCTGTTACACTATCAATGAATGCGAGATCTTCATACCTACTGCCTGATCGATGTTCCAACATTCTCTTTGAAATCTTCCAAGCCGTTCGATTCAGTTTCGTATTTTCAGATACATTTTCAAACTTTTTCCTGTATTGCGAGGATTTCAGCATTTTCTTATTTACCACTGTATCCAGATACTGATATTTTGGTTTACTTTCTTCTTTTTCCCCATTCTTCAGACGTTCCCATTCTTCCGTTGTACCGCCCTGCTCCAGGAAATCCAACCATTTCTCATATTCTGCGCTGTCTTCATAGGCTGCCGTGGAGCAGTGGCACCGTGGATGCATCGGCGGCGCGTTCGTTCCCGGCATCATATCCTGCACTTTGAAATGCTTACCATCCAACGCCTGGCACCGCTCGCAGACATCTGCATTCCCGCAGGCAACGTATGTATACTCTTCGAATCCATTTCGAATATAGGACTGCTTCTGCGCTTCTGTCTGGACTCTGGCAAGCTCCGTGACCATGAGCCGCTCTGCATCCTCCCGGCTTGCACCGAAGCGTTTCTGCAGGTGCACCGCAAGCTCCCGCGGGTTCTTGCCCTGGATCAGCCCCGTTTTCAACAGCTTATCCAGCTCTGCTTTCAGCATGTCCTGGTACATCCAGATCCGGTCAGAATAGGTGGCATTGTGGAATGACGCATCGACAATTGCCCGCGCCATTTTCCCGTTTTCCTGCACGGAATTGCCAAGAATGCCCGCCTGCCTGCGAAATTCTTCTATTGTCTGCTGTGTCAGCGTCTTGTCAAAATATTTCTGCAGTTCATCGAAGCCGGATACCATTTCCAGCCCGATATTGGCTTTCAGCAGTTCCAGACGGTTGATCTTCATGGTTGCATTGTACAGCCGCATCTCTTCATTCGCCTGGTCGGAAAAATCTTTTTCTTTGACGTATTTCGCCGCTTTCCTGCCATACTCTTCGATATCGAGCTTGGAAACCCTTCTCTTTGCTTCTGCCAGCGAAATCTTCTCAGCATTGGCGTATTTTGCGTAAAATCCATCGATTTCCTTCTGAATCTGATCCGCCATATACGCATAGGTCTTCCGGATCTCTTCTGCATAGGTCTGCTCAGACATCTTATTCTTCTTGGCATGTTCCGTCTCACGTTTCTGCCAGTATTCCTTACTCGTCATCCTGTCCACCGCCGCCAAACATCTGCTTCATCACTGGATCCGCTCTCACCTTGTTCTGATCGGTATCAATTTTCTTGATTTCATCCTGTACATTGTCCACAATAGACAGCACCCCGAGCTGTGTTTCCTGGCTGACCACACCTTCCAGATTCTTCGCGATCTCTGCCTCTTCCTGCAGGTTTGCCGGGAAATTTGGTGTAAAATGTGGATGGATCTTCACCCAGTCATCTTTTTTCATTCCTGAGACCGGATTTGAGAAAATCAGACGATACCTCCGGTTCATTCCGCTGGTAAATTTCCGCTCTTTCGTTTTTTCCAAGTTACTCATTGCCTGCAGCTTATATTTCATGGCGATGCCGGAACTGGTGCCAAAATTCTCGTCCGAGATATTGGCCACCATGCTGATATGGAAAATGAGCTTTTCCAGACGATCGATCAGATGCTCCTGCGTGGTATCACCATCCGGTTTCTGAAGAAATTCGACAATCAACCGTTCGGTGTCCCCGTCGAAATTAATGATTCTGTCATCCCGGATATGCGCCACATCGTCTTCTTCCAGCTTGGAACCAAGAACCTTGAGATAGGCATCCGCGAAATAGTCAACATCATTGGCTTTCTCGCTGATCGCCTTGTTGTATGCATTAATCATCGTAAGGACCGGCTCGAAGATTCCCATACGCTCCTTGTTTTCTACGTACTCCGATGCCGGAACGCCGTCGAAGCCGTGTATCTTCTCGTCTGCATCCCAGAGCAATTTTCCTTTGATTGTAAACCAGCGGACCTTCGTCTCGTCCGATACGCTTCCATGAAGGATCTGATTCGAATCGTAATACAGCCGCACGAAATATCGTTCCCTTTCCAGCACGGAATCGTCGTAGATCATGAATGCATCCAGCGGGCTCAGATAGGTGATACCGATATTTCCGTTCTCATCTACGTAATACATTTCATAGCCTTTGCCGAAGATACTGCAGATCTTGGACAGTTCGGCATTGTTATCGTCCTGATCATTATACTGATCCAGAAAATCAACATATTTCTCAACCGCTTCGTTTCCATCGTCTACCTGCAGTTTGATCGGATGCCCGATGAAGAAACCGTTCATCGTATCCACGATGTATTTCGCAAAGTTGACCATGATCCGGTTGTCCGGCTTCCACTTGGGTTTTAACGGCTCATGCAGGATCGGGTAATCCGTCTCGTAGGCCTCCTGCAGCCTGTCGTATCTAAATGCGCACTCTCCGGAATGCCGCATGATAAATTCGTTCAATTTGGCATCTGTCAGCGTCTCTTCCGACGGTAGCCTATACAAATTCGTTCGCACTTCTATATCCCTCCTTTCACCTTTCTGTTCAGCCGTGGTTTCGCCTTGCGTTCTTCCTCAATGGAGTACCGAAGCATCGCCATGGCATCATCAAAAAATGGAACTGGCTCTTCGAGATAAGTGTTGGTACGCTCATCCTTCTTCCACTTCCATTGCTGAATTTCTTTTATTGTATTGACGCAGGACGGGTAAATATGGATTCTGTGCTGTTTCAGGTAATCTATCTGGGCATGCACGCTGTTCGTCTCCTTCTGCACGCCTTTTGCGCGGTATCCCGCCTTCTGCCACATCTTGATACGGTCCGGCTCCGCAGAATCGCACCACATGCGCAGGCGCTTGTTGAACTGCCCCTCCGCCAGCCGGATGATCTCGTCCGTGTCCATCTCATACACGTACAGTTCCCGGCATAGATACAACTCACCATCCTTAAAGCCAACCTCACCGATGCAATTGGCGTGATTGAATCCGAAATCCTGTGCATTGACCATGTAATCGAATCGTTCCGGTGAACAGTCAAATTCTTCGACAACATAGTTTTTGAGGATCAGTCCGGCGACCTCGCCCCATTCCCCCAGGCCATACACCCGATACCCCTCTGGATCCACTTCCTTACGCCGCATCATACGTCTTCGGTAGGCATCATCGATAAAGCGGTTCTGCTCGTAGGTTGACTGATGTGTCAGAACATCCGGATCTGACCGGTCAAAGAACACACGCTTAATCCAGTGATACGCCGATACCGGGTTGAACGTCATCCGGATCTGATAGAACTGTCCATCCGGCAGTTCACCACGGAGACGGTCATCAATGATCTCGAAGTCCGCCTGCGTAATTTCCGTTGCTTCTTCAATCCACACATCGGTCAACTTTCCACGCTTGAAAGTAATGGATTTCAGCTTTTCACGCTGTTTCTCATCATTGACTCCACGGAAAATGATCTGATTCCGGTTGATCTTACACTCCATAATCATGTTGGAGCTGTTGATGTGCCAATATCTCTTATACTGCTCCCCAAACATACGAAAAATAGCACCCTGCAATTCTGCAAAAGTGCTATCCCTGTTTGTCACGTCCGCCTTTCGAACGCATAGAAGATTTCTTCCCGGATCCTGCATCAGCCGCAAGATATAATTCTGCGCCGTATCAACACTCTTTCCTGATCCAGCAGAGCCTTTCATAACAATATACCGTTTTCGGCTGCGGTCAACTTCTTTGAAGCCTGGGTTCATCTGGACGTTTATGTTCATCCGGAATCGTCCTCCCCGTAGTCAATCGTGATGTTGAGATCCATATCGGTTGCCACATCAACTTTCTCTGTATACAGTCCGTATCGCTTGCCGAGAAGCTCCGCAGCCTTTAAGCGCTCTTTCTCAGACGGTGCCTTTTCGATGGTTCGTGCCTCGGAGCAGCCGTCGCCGGTTCCTTCAACTACAATTTCTGTGGAACTGCTTTTTCCGCGAAGCACGGAAGTCAGATACTCTATTACTTCCTGGGCGTCCGCCGTCTTCTCGTTGTGGATCTCTTCCATCCGATCAGCTATATATTTTTTAACGTTAACATTAGTTAACAATCTGCTTGCCGCCGCTTTAGCTACTTCATCACTTTTCACGCCTTTATACACTGCTTTATATGCCCGAGTGGCGTTCAAATCACTCAAATATTCATCGCAAAACTTTTTCTGTTTTTCCGTCACTCAAGCTCACCTCATTTCTGCACGCAAAAATTCCCCGCATCTCTGCGAGGAATCCTTGTATAAGAGTAACAAATCGGAGAATCTCCATCCACTGGAGAGTTGGAACTGCAGGATTCGAACCTGCGCCTCGTGCCGGCGTCTCTGCGCTCTCCTTGAGCTACGTTCCAATAGGTGCATGGTACCAATCTGCACCGTGCATCATTCGGGCTTTTTCCACGGGCTGATGCCTGCCAAATCAACGGCCAGGCTGTGACACCTGACCGCCGCTCAAAATACATTCACAAGGAGGTAAAGAAAAGATGAAACCCTTCCTGCCGTTCTCTCCATGATACACTATAACATTTTGAAAACGAACATTGCGAACAAAACGAACAAACTTTCATTTTCTCTCAAAGTTTTCTATGCCGCCTCCATGAACCTCAGATATTCCATCCGCACGCTGTCTGCGGTTGCCTTTCTTCCGAGTTTTGCCGCCCCCTGACTCCAACTGAGCCCCTCGAACACTTTATACTTGATAATTCTCTGCATCCTCTGCGGAATGTGGTTCATCCACTGCTCCACTTCTACCTTCAACCGCTGGGCGTTTTCCCGGCGCTCTTCCAGGATTTTCTCCTCGTACCGCAGGCGCGAGTCCTCCTCATACGTAAACGCCGTCCCAGCGATCTTAAAGTGCTGCGGATTGTACGGAAATTCCGGATTGCTCCCGGACACGTTCGTCTGCACGATGGTCTGCCGCTTCTTTTTCAGCCGTCTAATGTCCTTTTCCGTCTCTTTGATCAGCTCGCATGCGTCTATGTACTGCTCCAGAACCTTTTTCTCCATTGGTATCACCTCCTCACGCAAATCTCAACTGCTCCTGGCTGTCATTGATGTTAAGGTTCGGCACCCGCTCCCCTACTTTTAAGTACGAGCAGTTGGCTTCTACTAACTTTTCCGCCATAATCGGCACCACACTGTTCCCGATCCGCGCCACCTGCTTTGCAATCGGGTACGGTTTCCAGTTGTAATCCCGATCAATGATATAATCTTTCGGGAATCCTTGCATCAGCTTCAGTTCTTCCGGTTTCAGCATTCGCAGGAAGATATCCTTCAGAATGTATTTTTCTCCCTGAATATCCAGCACCACATTAACCAAACCAAAACGATCCTTCGTGGTGATCGTATCCAGTGGCCTGTCAATGCCTTGGCAGCTTCCGCCGGATCCGTAATATTTAATCAGGAATGCGGATATCAGCCCGAAGTGCCCCGGCGATGTTGTAATCGTATGCAATGGCTCATCGCAACCCTGTCCGATACCAGTCTTGTAATATTTGGTAATAAACGCTGTCACCAGCCCGTACCGGTTACTGGTATCAATGGTCTTGATCGGCTCCGTTAGAAACTGGC